CGCTGCTAGGCATCCGGTGGCGACTGCTGCTCGGGCAAGGTAGGGTACCATCCCGCGATCCCCGCCAGAACTCGTACCCAATCCTCCTGGTTGTTGGACACTATGAGTACAATCGAACACGACAGGGTAACCAGTACTGGCCATAATAGGCAAACTACGCATATCAACAACCAAGTTGTTATATCCATGGGTATATCCTCTTTCACATAGCATAATTTTATCGTTTCCAGTGCTGGCAATCTTTTCTGCCACGTTTTTCATATCGTGTGGAGCAAGAAATTGACCTTTTTTCACATTTATGGCCAATCCACTCTCACCTGCTGCTATTAATAGGTCAGTTTGACGGCAAAGGAACGCAGGAATTTGAATATAGTCAATATCATAAACTTTGGCCAACCTAGTGTGCTTAATTTCATGTACATCTGTGAGTACAGGCACGCCTAATTTGGTTTTTATTTCATTAAGTATGCTTAAACCACTGTGTAAGCCCACTCCACGTAGTCCATGTATACTTGATCTGTTGGCCTTGTCAAAACTGCTCTTAAAAATTAAATTTATACCCACTTCCCTACAAATATCCACTAATTCTGCTGCTATTCCGTAGGCATGGTCTCTACTTTCTATTTGGCAGGGTCCTGCTATTAGAGTGATTAGGTTATCTTTATTAATTGATAGATTTTTCATTTATTTGTCTAATTAAATCTTCTACTGTTTCTTTATTTTCCTGCATTTTGCTTTTTTGTTTTATAATTTCATCTACCATAAAATTAGTAGTTTTATTATACAGTGCTCTTAGTAATTTAGGTATTTTACTTCCATAGTGAACAGTTCCTAATTCATAGGTATGTAATCCTCCACCATGATCAGTATTAGGAATTTTATAACTTGGATATACATTAAAAAGACTTTCTACAGCCTGTCCATCATAGTACCTGTCTAATTCAAAAATTCTACCACTTTCCCAAATATACTCGTAATCAAAAATAAATTGATTTAATCTTGGATCCCGCATGTTAACAACTATATGTCCAGCATCTAATCTTTTCTTTTGACTCTCACCTGTGGCCCAAAATAGTTTAGACTCTTTAATACCATTTAAAATTTTAGTAAATTCTGTTTGGTTAAAATTCAAAACCTCTACATCAGTATCTAGTAAAATTACCCAGTCATATTCACGTAAAGTTTTTAAGGCCCATATTTGACTTTGCATTTTACGCCAAAAATTTACTGGTTTAGTACGTTTACACTTTTTAGTAAAAGTATTATCTCTATTGTAAGCATACTCCCAATTAATAACTTTTAAATTATGATCAGTAATATCATTGCTATCATGTACTATGAATTTATCACCAGGTAAATATTGCCAAGATGGTAGGCAATACTTAGCTATGTAATGATAATACTTAGAATCTGCTAATCCTGACCAAGCAATACTCAATTTTTAATCCTGAATAATATATATTTATAAACTAGCTTTTTTGAAAAATAATCCATTTTTTTGTAAAAATGGTTTTTTCATGGTGCTTACTTTTCTAATAGTCTTGGTCATTTCTGAATCATAAACTAAGTCATATTTTGAAAAAATATCTATCCAATATTCGGCTTTTTGACAGTTAACATGATGATGCCCTTTATGACCAGGTGGAGCGTGTGTTATTATTACTATACCTGAATTCTTTAGTGTTTGCATGTAATTGTCCACATATTTTTCTTCAACATGTTCTACAAATTCACAGCTCCAACACATATCATAGTTTTTGTCTAACACTAAGGGTCCTGTGGTATAGTCATGGATAATAAACTTATTTGAATCAAATCTATTTAATGTGTAATCACCATCCACCCCTATAGCATCTAAGCCTTTTTGATGTGCTAGTTCAACCATTCCTCCTGGACCGCATCCCACATCTAAAAAACTTTTAATATTATAATTTTTTATTATATAATTTAAGGTACCTAAATCAACATGAGTTTTATTTAAATGTCCTCCTAAATGTTCAGGTAAAGTCATATTTTTCTCTGTTCACAATGTATAGTAAAACTGCGTTCGGTGTGCCAATCATCAGCCATTTCTGTATTAGCAAATTCGTTAAAACATGGTGCTCCTAGTGTATAATGTAATAGTTTAGCATTAGTATTTGGTCCAAATTCATCTGGTAACCAGTTCCATTCTATAGGTAATTCGCCTATTCTATCATCTTTTATCCATTCAAATCTATGTAAATGACTCCCAGATGATTTCATAATATATTCAGGAGTTAAGCAACGATTAGGAAAATTTTGACAGTTCCATAGTATTACACTGCTCCAATTTTTCCTTGGATAGTCTTCATTTTTAGCACCTAAATACTTGATAGGCATTCGTGTTTTGTAGTTATGTTTTACTACTTGTACATCCATTGTATAATTACGTAAATTCCATAATTCTGTTATGTCAGTTTTTACTATCATATCACCGTCAATATAGATAGCATGTCCTATATAGTTCATCAAGTATGGAACTAAAAATCTACTATAGATAAAGGCATTACTTCCATCATCATGTGTTTCTTCATAATCTCCAAAAAGATTTAAAGATAATGGTATCAATTGTACTGGGCTAGTACTATGCCTAATTATACTATTGGCACACACATGATATGGCTTCACGTGGGTCATAGCCTATAAAAATTGGTATGGCATTTTTCATTTGCGTTCAATGTCTTCCTCGACGCATTTTCTGCCGTATTGAATTTCTAGGATTTTAATAGGAATATCTCCCTCATTAACAAGTTGATGCCATTCTTCATAATCAATGAACAGACTATCAAATTGTTTATAAGGGCCCATACGAACAATTTCTCCGTCGTTATTAAGTGTATTTATATACCCTTCACCCTCCATAAAAAACCAAAATTCTTTACGGTCAAAGTGACGTTGGAGGCTTAATTTGCTGTGTGGGTTACAGACTAATTCTTTAACTTTTGTAGCAGGACCGTTTTCATAAAATACACGATAATAGCCCCAAGTCTTGTCTACTTGTTCATAATGTTGCATCTTCCATTCCCGCAGTTCGTAATTTAATTACATTACTTAGCTGCCACTGTTTAATGTCTAATGCTTTTGTGATACCTAACCATTTATTACGTAGAAGGGCAAATTCGTTGATGATTTTTTCCATATCAACTACATCTGGCTCCCCTTCTACATAACGATCACAATCTCTACTACTTAAAGCTCTTTGATAATTTTCCAAATATTTACGAAAGTGCTGACTTTTAAGTTGTCTTAGTTCTATATTAAGGTATTCTAAAATTGCTTCAATTTCTTGTAATTGTCCAAATCTATGTTCTACTATACCAGGCATACTGGCTGCTGCCTTTTCAATATTCCCCGCTATACGGGTATCTAGTTTAGCTTCGATTAACTCATTGGTATAGTAATCAATAGCATCAGGTAATATAGTAATATCTTTTAATATTTTAGAATACCACATATTCAATACTCGTCGTCTTCGTCGTAATCCTCTTCGTATTCTTCTTCACTATCATCTTCTAAATAATATTCAATAGCTGTGTCTAAGTCTGGGTCAACTCCTAATGCGCCTTGTAATACTTTATCTTTAATATTAAAATCCGCTAGTAAATCTACAAATGACTCAGCAGCATTACTAATGTCCTCTTTACTCAAATATTCCTTGAAGAATAGCCAAATTTCTCCAATTTGTGTATCATTCATGTTCTACAGTTTCCTCTAAAATGACTTCATCTTTGATTTTGATATTTGGAAAATCTTCCATTATCATATCTAATTTATCATTTTTCCATTCTTTTCTGTAATATAAATGTTCCTGTCCCTTACTATCTACAAACTTAAGCCTATTCCCTTGCTGTACTAATATACCTTTACTTTCAAACAAATCTACTAGACCGCTATAGGGATCCATGCCTGTTTCATAAGGAATCTTAACTTGAATATTTTCAAAAGGTTTAGCATATCTAGTCTTCATAATCTTACAACTACTACGAATGCCTTTAACCTGACTAATCTTGTTACCATCTTCATCTTCTTTTAACTTAAGTTTCTTCATGGCAACTACAATACTGGACGCATAGATAAAGCCTTGACCACCACTGATTTTATCATCTGGATCAAACATATCTTGGCTTGCGTAGGTATGATTAGTAGCAACAAGCCCTACATTATGACTACCAAACATATTAACACAGTTACGAACTAAACTGGTCAATGCCTTAGGCTTACGGCCCATGTCACCCTTCATATTGCCTGCTTCGAACTGATCAACATCAGTAGGAGTTAATAACATCCCTAAACTATCAATTACGAATAATACTTTAGGCTTAGACTCTTCTGGCATGGCCTTATATTCTTTCATAAACTCACTAATAGTCTTAGCAACATCATCAATCATTGCCATATTAAGTTTAAGAAGTTTTGCCTCATCAGTGCTAACGCCCAATGCCTCAAGCCAGGCCTTATCCAAGGCATTTTCACTGTCAATTAGTACAACAAAAATACCTTGTTCTTGTGCGTGTTTAATTAAATTACCACTACAGATATAACTCTTACCTGCACCACTCTCACCAGCAAATACAGTAACCTTGCCAAGTGGTACACCTTTCTTAAAGTCACTGCTAATTAAATAGTTTAGAGCATAGTTACCAGTGCTGACCCAGTCAGTAGGATCGTTAAAGCCTACTCCAAGTCCATCAATGCTCTTTGTTAATGTTTTACGAAATTTACTTAAATCGAATGCCTTTGTAGCCATACAAATCTCCCAAAAGGTGACTCGAGCGTATAGCCCGAGTCAAATAGTTTTTTATTGCTTGTTGCGATTACGGATCATTGCTAAGATGTCACTAGCACGACTGTCTGAGCTCTTTGAATCATCTGTAGCTTTTGCAGCAGGTTTAGACACTGCCTTAGATGTTGATTTAACTTCCTCATCCATATCTGGCTCTTCTACTGCTGCTACATCACTGTTACGACCAGTGGCCATTGGATCACCAGTACGAGCACTTGCTCCACTGGGCTTGTAGTATTGACCCCAACGCTCCATATCAAATGCTTCACCATCTACACTGGCTTCAAACATTTCTTTGATAACTTTGAGTTCAACTTCAGTAGGTTTCTTTGGAAGGAAATCTTTAAGATTAAACAGGCCGTGCTCTTTTAATGCTGCTTGTTCCTTCTCATTTAGTGGACGACTACGACGGCTCCACTTACTTGTACCATAATCAGCATAACCACCTTTGCTTGATTTGATCAGTTTAAAGTCTACACCATTAACTGTATCAGTGGGTAGATCTTCCATCTCTGGATCCATCAAAGCACCTTTGATAAGAGTAAAGATTTGTGGACCAATAATAAACCTACGCACAGGATTTTCTGGAAGTGTATCTTCCTTAAGACCATCTTCCACTACAAAGCCTTGGAACAAATAACTACGCTTTTTCCAATACTTACGACCCATTGCTTCAAGGTTGGGATCCTTAAACCAAGGACGCACTTCATTAAGAATTGGGCAAGATTCGCCATACATTTCCATACAAGGAACCTGTACACTTGCTTTTTTGTTATCTGTTTCACCTTTGATTCCAGCGAATTCAAGTTTGATTACAGCACGCTCTACCCAAAAGAATGTATTGCTTGAATCGCCATCTGGAAGGAATCTTACTGTGCTTTCGCCACCTTCTTTTAAGTTCCAGAAGGGATAAATTGTGAGGTCTCCGCCTCCTGTTGATCCGCCTTTAAGTTCTTGCTCTTTAAGTTTTGCCCTAATTTCTGCCAAAGTTGCCATAGTGTTTCTCCTATATTTGCCTATGTTGTTTAAAATTTGCCTATATGTCTGACGCCCTGTCAAACAAAACGCATACTTGTATTGTATGCGTTTGTATTTATAAAATCAAGTAAAAAGGTAGATTAAATCTATCGTAATCCCGCTATTTTTAATACTCTATCTAACTCATTACTTTCATCATACTTGTCGTATTGGTCACGAGTAGCATCCATTTCTTTTTCACTGGCTCCACTCTTTGCCTTATCACGTAAGGCCTGCATACCATCTTTACCATATTTTTCATTGCCTTTGGCGTGCTGGCTCATTGTCTTACGTTCTTCCTGCTGCATCATACCAGAAAGTTCTAACATACGTGCGTGATCACTTTCGGCTTGATGCTTTTGCTTCATTTTTTCCATTATTCTACCACAAGCACCTTCTACCATACGATCAAACATTTCTGCTTTAGGATGTTTTGGATCAATATGATATTTTTCCTTAAGTTCCTTACACATTTTGGTAACAAAGCCCTCTTCACCAATAGTAAATGTACCATTGTTCTCATTGAAGAAGCCACTGACTCGACTAAAGATTTCATCCACAATACGATGCATCATCCTTCCTTCCATCATAGCAGGGGCTGCT